TCAATAAAGTTGAAGCAGGTAGATCAAGTCTATTTGTTTCAGGTTGGAGACCTTTTGTTGGTTGGACTTGTGGAGTAGCGCTATGTTATCACTTCGTATTACAACCATTTTTAGCATTTGCTTTATCTGCTTTTGGCAACCCAATGGATCTTCCACAGTTCGATATGACTACATTGACTACAATTTTGACAGGCATGTTAGGTATGTCGGGACTGCGCAGCTTCGACAAATTCAAGAAGTCATCGTGAGTGAACGATTAAAACAAATGAAAGAACTTGTAGATAAAGTTCTTAAAAAATCTGGTCTATATTCAGAAGAAGCAGCAGAGCTTGTATTTCTAACTGGATTAGTAGAATCAAAATACAAATACATACAACAAGTAGGTGGTCCTGCTAGGGGATATTTTCAAGTAGAACCTTTTACTGCCTGGGATATTTGTGTTAATTATCTAGCCTTTAGAAGAACTGAGGCTAAACATTATGCTAGGACACTTAATTTAGAAGAAGATTTATTGCTTTATCCGACAGAAGAGTTAATGGAAGAATTGTTAGAAGAAAATATAGGATTAGGAATCTTGCTTTGCAGACTAAAGTATTATAGAGTACCCCACCCACTTCCAAAAGATGTTGATGGGATGGCAGCATATTGGAAAACATTTTATAACGCAGGGGGGAAAGGCACTGTTAAACACTTTTTAGAGACAGTTGATGTAGCCGAAAAGGGTAATTTATAGTATGTTAAAAGAAAATAACCAGAACATTAAAGAATTAAAAGAGCAGAAAGAGAAGTTAATAAGGCTTGATGTTCTTGAAAAAGAGAATTCTCTTGAGTTTTCATTCTTGTTATTTGATATGCTAAATACTATAGATAAACTAAAATTATTTAAAAAAGATGATGAACAAATTATTTGTACAGATGATGAAGCAGGGATGGCATGAGTAGATACGAGGCATTTTGTAATACGACAACAGATTTGGCAATGATATTGCCTGATGTAGATAATTTTGATAGAAAGAGATTATTACAGAATTTTGTGGTTCATAGTGGCTCTGTCTATGTTAGTCATGATGCTGGATATGTATCTCAATTATATATAGATGGACTAGAGGGAACTTCTGTTGGATCTGTAGGTGCAGTTGATGCAAACAATAAATTTTATTATGATAGTTCTGCAGATGCTCTATATCTAAAAAGTTCATCTTCCCCAAATGATTTAGTGATAGAGGCTTCTGAAGACTGGGAAACTATAAAAACAAGAGTAGTTAAAGAGAAAGCAGACTTTATTCGTTCTTATTTAAATAGACCTATTTACAGAATTAAAAACTCTGATTTACAAGGGGCTAATGCAAGAGAATATGATTATGTTATTATTTATTGTAATGCTGCTTTAGCTGTAGCAGAATTAGTTAGGACTCTTGATGTAGAAAAAGCAAATGATATTGAGTTTAGGGTAATGAATGAAAACAATGATGGTTTGCTAGACAGAATTAAAAGAGGGGAATTTCAATTATTCAATGAAAGTTCAGAAAGATTTCAAAATGGAGTTATACATTTTATTACTTATAATGGGAGTTCTACTGGTTCTATTATGGACACAAAAGGACACCCTAATGTTTCTTGGGATGATGTAAGGTTAGTTATTACATCCGGGGGGACATTATCTCCAGGAAGTGCTTCTACTGTAAAATATTCAGTATATACCAAAGATGATACCGGATTGAGAAGAAATTTGTCTATAGAAGACGAAACACTTACAGGTGCTTATGATCCTTTAGCGTATGGGGTGTATTTTAGAGCCTCAGAGGGTGTATACACGACTAACGATGAGTTTTCGATCATTATGTCCGGAATGGCAGAAGATGTCGCTAGTGTCAAATCTCGTCAGGTATTTCGATGACACTTACATTTACCAATATATACAAAGATAATATATTGGATGGTCTAAAAAAAATTATCTCAACAGAGTTTAATAAGATGCCAATTTACAATGATACCCCTTTTGTTAGTAGGGGGGGTAGTATGTTTTTAAATATTCTTATAGAGGATGATGTAGATGAGGAATCTTTTACTCAAGGAAAATTAAGGAAAATTGATGTATCAATTAAGCTTTATCAGTCTATTCAAGGGTTACAAGAACACAATAAAAACAAATCTATTCAAAATAGATATGCAGAGAGAATTAGGGCTTTAATAGAGCAAAATTCTAATTATACTGTGTCTGGATCAACAAAATGGATAAATGGATTAGTTTCTAACATTGATTATGAGCCAGATCTTGAAGATAATGAAGATAATTACCTAGTATGTGAACTTTCTTGTGAATTTATGACTATTCAAACATTTATAGTAGAAGAATAATGGCATTTAGAAGAAGATATAGCTTAGACATTAATAATAGTATTCAAGATATTATTAGAACTGAATTCCCAGGAGTTCCTGTGTATCAAGCAAATGATAGCACTACAAAGTCTATGTTTTTTAGAATTAACAAAGTTTCAGACGAACTAAATGAAATAAGAAGAACTTCTTCAGACAGAAATTATAATATAAGCCTACAGTTCTATATTAAAAACTTTTATCCTAGAAAAAGGAATAAAGGATTGGATATGGGAATGAGAAATGCAGAAAGATTAAGACAATTATTATTTAGCTACAGAAATCAATTATTAGCATCTAAAAAGTTTTTTACCTCTTCTAACGAAACATTCGTGTTGGCAGGAGGAGGAAATTTTAATGTAAGAAAAAATCAAGATGATTTATATAATTATCATGATTTGAATGTAAACAATGTTTCAATTAATGTAGAAGAATCAAAAAACTACTACATTTTTGACTTTAATATAGATGCTAACATAGAAAAAGCAGTAACCTCGTAAACCTTTTAAGGAGTATATAGATATGAAAATAAAATTAAAAAAAGGGCAATTAATTCCAAGAGATAATAGTTTTAGTGGTTTATCTAAAAAGGACTTTAATGATTTGAATGCAGGAAAAGCAGTTGATCTTGAAAATGTTCCAAAATTAGTTGATCCTTTTATTGAAAAAGAAAAGTCAGTAAAGGAGAAATAAAATGGCAGTTTCAGGAAACGCTTTTTCGCCGAAAGAATTTGAACTAGGAATAGGACAAGAAAGTACTTGTGGCACAGTTAAAGTTGATGCCCTTATAGGAGTGAATGTTGATTCTATTAGTTTTCCAACATTAAACCCAACACAAGTTTTAGATGTCAGAAATCATTCTGGTAGAGTTGCACAAGATATAGATGTGTTTTTATCAAAAGCACAAACAGTAAAAGAAATTAGTTTTTCAGGAGTATTAGATACTCAAATAGCACCATACCTTATTGAGGGTGTAATTGGTAGTGCTACTTCCGATTCAGGTGGAGCAAATGAATTATTTCAAATTCTAGACACTTACTCTCCAGGAGAAATTGTTTATGGAACTACAAGTGGGGATAGAGCTTTTACTTATACAGTAGCAGTAATTTCTCCTACTTCTGGTAAGTCAATAACAATTCCAGGAATGGTATTTACAGGATTAACTCTTTCTGCAGATATGGGGGAAGAAGCTGGTAGATATAAATTTGAAGCAACAATGCAGTCTGGTAAAAGTGCAAACTTTGATGCTACTGCAGCTTTAACAACAGATTATACTGCTAATTATTACTCATTAGGAGATTCAACTATAAGAAAAGTCGCTAATACTGATGATAACTTAATCCAGTCTGTCTCATTATCTATTGAAAATCCGGCTAACTTTCATGGGTTTTCTGGTAATGACTTTGAAATAGTTTCTAGAGCAATACCAGAAATAAGTGTTAATAGTGATATTACAATGAAATACGATGGTAACTCATTAGAATTAGATAGTCAGTTTGGTGGCGCACAATCTGCTGCAGGATTATTAACAACTATTGGAGATAATGCAGCTATAGAAAGTTGTACTGATGATAAGTTTTCTTTTGAAATTGCACACGCAATCATTACTAACTTCTCATTTAATGAATCTGCTGCTATGATGGTTGATGTTTCATTAAAAGGTGTTGCAGATCCATCTGCAAGTGCGCATGATAAAGCAGCATTATCAATTAAAATATAGTTGTTATTAGTTTGAAGAATAGTTATTATTACCTATGCAATTAATTAAAGTAAAAACTAAACACGGCGAATTTGAGATCAAGCCACTAACCTTTTCAGAAAGAAGACAATTACACAAACTAGAAATAGACGCTGCCAACATTGGTGGAGATATGGACTTTGGTAAGTATGTTGAATTGATTGATTGGGTTTTAAAGAAAGCATTGCTAACTCCAGAACAAAAATTAGAGGGGTTAGATGACAATGAAATCGATGATGTCGGCTCTGAAATTTACCAACACTATAAAAACAGTAGTAAAAAAAAGACCAAAAAGTCAGAATAGTTACTTGGTTTAACTACTTTGGCTATCCAGATTCTACTTTTCCTATATTAGATAACAACAACGATTGTTATTATTCATACTCTCCTACATTAGGTAAAAAAATACTATATAATATAGAGGAAATATGGAAAGAAGTTGATCGCATATACGATATGGATCCAACAAACAAATTTACTCCTGGGAATAATCTATTTGTATATTTACCACATTTTTGCAATCCTGCATTTTTTTATGATTATGACATTCTAGGATATATAGAAGAATACTATTATATAAAATCATTTAATATTCCTTTAACAAACGATCTACATAACGAAGAAAATGACCGTTTAGTCATCTTTCGAACAATAGATAGAGAGCAAACACAATGCGAAATATATAAATCAAAAAAAGACTATGGGAACAACAGCTGAAAAACTAATAATTCAAATAGACGTAAAGGATGCTGCGAAAGCAAAAAAAGCCTTAAAAGACATTGAAGTTGGCTTTAAACAAGTTGGCGAGAAAGGCAAAAAACACGTAGGAAGACTTCGTTTAGAAACAGAGGGATTAAGAAGATCATTAGGGCAAGTTAGAAATAATTTACTTCTAGTAGCATTTGCAACAGAGGGATTAAGAAGAACTATTGGTGGCTTTGTAAAAGCTACTGCTCAATTAGAAACATTTGAAGCTAGGCTTAAATCATTATCTGGTAGCGCAGAAACTGCTAAAGCTCAAATGGCAGGTTTTATGGACATTGCTGCAACCACTCCATTTACAGTACAAGAAGTTGTTGAGGGGGGTGTGGCTTTAGAAGCATTTGGAGCAGATGCTGAGGCTCTGATCCCTACATTGGCTAATGTAGCAGCTTTTATGGGGGAAAGCATACCTTATGCTGCCTCTGCTTTTGGTAGAGCATTTGCCGGGGGGCAAGGCGCTGCAGACGTATTTAGAGAAAAAGGTATTCTAAAATTAATTCGTGATTTTGCAGAATTAGAGAATCTGGAGTTAGATAGCTTAGAAGACTTCCAAATAGCTATGATTAAAGCATTCACTGACAAAGATGGATCTATAGCTAATGGTATCAGTAACTTAGAGGGTACTATAAATCAATCTGTATCAAATTTAGAAGATGCAGTGTTTAGGTTTAGAGCTAGGGTTGGAGAAGAATTAGCCCCATCATTTAGAAAACTTGTAAAAGTTATGACTGACTTTTTTAACTCTATTCAAGCAGAACAAATTATTATGCTTACTGGTGCAGTAAAGCTTTTAGGTATTGCGATTGCTACCTTTATAGCACTTAAAATAGCAGCAGTCTTTACCACTATGGCAACAGCAGCAGCAGCAGCCGGGTTTGGAGTGAGTGGTTTAGCAGCAGCTTGTTATGCAGCAGCTCCGGCAGTAGTAGCATTGAATGCAGCAATATCTGCAAATCCTTATATATTTGTAGCTGCAGCTCTTGCTTCTCTTGCAGTAGGTGTTACTACTTATAAGCAGTTGATGGAACTACAAGAAGAACAAACTGAAGTTACAACTAAATCAGTAGAAGAATACCTTGCAGAGCTAGAAAAAGTTAGAGATTCAAAAACTATTGATCAACTAAACGAAGATATTGCTAAAAATGTAGTAGAAATGCAAAAACAACTAGATACACTAAACGCTACATCTGAAGCAGAAAAGTTATCTGTTAAGTTAGGAAGAGATTTAAGCGCAAAAGAAATGCGACTAATAAGACTTATAGTTAAAAGAAAAGAAGAGCTTAAAGAATTAGCAGATATAGAAAAAAGTAGAGAAAAATTTGAAGTTTCATTAGAAAGACTTCAAGAAGAAAACCTTATAAAAAGAGCTGCACAAGGACAAACAATAATAGACCTTAAAAATGAAGAATTTGATGTTTTTAGAGGTAGTGAAGAACAAATGTCTGAAATTAGAAAAAATTTGTCTAATAAAAATTTAAAATTACAAGAATTAAATAGAAAAGAAATGTTGGCAATAGGAAATCTAAGTCTTATTGATGAGGGGTTGAGGGCTGCAGCTAAACTTGAAATAGAAGAAAACTTCCAAAAGAAAAGACAAGAAATCATACAAGAATCAGAAGACAAAATAAATAAGATGAAAGATGATAATGTTGAAGATGATAATGAAAGAGCAGAACTCTTACTAGAGCAGACTCGATCATTTAATCTTATGGTTCAAGATAGCTATATGCAAATGTTTACTCAAATTGAGCAAAGATTTTCATCTCTTGTTAAATCCAATATGGATCAGGAATTAAAAGC